GCCGTTACCAAGGCTGACGCCCCTGATGTTGTGCTATCAAGTACACATCATGGGTCCATTCGGACACTCATGTGCGTTCGAGATAACGACGCACCTGACCCTAGGAGACACTATGAGCTACGTTCGTGATACTCGAAAGACCGTTTCGAGACCCTGTATTTACAGGTCTTACTACGGTTACTCACCTTCGCCTACCTACTCTACGACGTATCTTGATACGAAGGAGGGATGGTATGGCTATTATGGTGACAGTCCACGCGATTGGAAACACCGGATAGTTGCCCGAAAGCAAGCTGGTTCAATTATGACCATCATTGCTCACAGTAACCGTCCAGGATTCTTACGCTGTTCCGGCTTTTTGAATTGGGCCTCTTTAGGATGGCCCGGCTGGGTGGACATGGAGTATTACACTGAACCTACAGTTATTGACGATCTTCGTCATAACCAGTTCTTCAATTCGTGCTCAGAACCGTCACTAGAGTTGGCAGAAAATCGTGCCAGGACGTCTTTAGATCAACAAACCCGGTCGCTCGAAACCTTTTTCCAAGGTGGAGTTCAACTGGGTGAGTTTCATAAGACACTGAAACTGCTACGTAGTCCAATGCAATCTCTATTCAAATCGATTGGATCTTATTCTAGGCGCGCAAAGAAGCGTGCCCAAAGATCTGTTCGAGGTGTTCGAGGCGTCAAGAAAAGAAGCCTCTTACAGAATAGAGTAGTGCAGGATACATACCTTGAGTATACCTTTGCCATAAGTCCTCTGCTGTCAGAAGTTGACGGCATGTCTAAATGGTTGGCGCACTTGGTTGTAAATCCACAGCGGCCGTTAACAAAAATTATTACGGCTGTTGGGGTTCACGAGACCAAGGCGACTCCACGTCGGACGGCAAGTCATTTGCCATACACGTCGGGAAGGCACTACAAAGTTGGCGCGACTGGATACTTATCCAAGAAAGCCAAAGTTGTGTACAAGGCATGTTACGGGTTAACGGATTCAGCCAACCCTTACTGGAGCGCTAGAAGCGTAGGCTTAGGCTTACGCGACTTTTTGCCGACAGTTTGGGAGCTGATACCCTACTCGTTTCTTGTAGACTACTTCACCAATATCGGTGATATGGTCTCTGCAGCAGGACAGCATTCAACTGACTACAGATGGGTAATGAGGACCGAAGTTATCGAGACAAAACGTAGTCTCGCATTTCATCGGGAACCTGTTGCCTATCCGAAAATCAATTGGGTCGTCCCTGGCACTCCTGCTTCTAGAGTTGACAAAACCATTGGGCGTCAGCCCTACGACGGTGGTTTATCCGTAGGATTTTCCTGGGATACTCCTTCATTCCGTCAATGGTTCAATGTCGGCGCTTTGGCGCGCTGGCGGAGATAGAGCTCTAGTTTTTCATCAACCCACAACCTTTTGGAGGTAAATCCAAATGTCGTTTGAGTTAACATCCCCTTATACTGGGGCATCCATGACGGGTTTTACGTCGCCAACGTATGATTACGTGAACGATATCGCCCCGTCGCAGCATGGCGAACAGGTTGCTATTGACACCATTGGTGGCACGCAACCGAGCGTCGATGCTCACTCGATCAGCCGTCCGTTTACTGTGACGATTTTCCGGCCAAAGGCCTACAAGGGCCTACCGCAGGTAAATCCTGTCACTGGACAGTTGCCGAGTGTTCCTCGGAATGTTCTGAAGGTTATAACCAGGAAGGGCGTTACCGTCCTCTCTGGTCAACCGTCTGTGCCGATGCTTGTGGAGACAATTATTCATGTCCCCGCAGGTGCCGACACGGCGGACCCGACGAACGTTCAAGCTGCTTTGTCTGCTCACATTGGTGCACTTAGTGACCAATCAAGCGGTATCGCAGACGTTGCTCTTACCGGAGTACTCTAAGAGCTCTTCCCTTTCTCTCATTTTCTTAATGGAGATAATTTGATGAAACAGTCCAACTTACCTTTTGAAAAATCTGATCTTCTGTCGAAGCCAGACCCTTCTTGGGGTTTTAATTGGCGTTACCATCTTGGGAGGAACTCAAGTGGTCTTCTGGAAGATGAGTCCCCTAGCCAAACCGGTATTCCGCGCTTCCGCACGGTTTATTGGGTTGGTGAAAGGACTATCAACGCGTTGCGTGCTTCTTTCGAGCGCCGCGGTATCAACCATGGTACTTATCTGGTTAAATCCGGAAAGTACCAAGGAAACGATAGTAGGGTTCGCGATTCTGGCAGTGGAGATATTTATCTCTACGTCGAGATGACCGAGCACTACATTCGTGATGTCGCGGTTCTCGAAAACACATGGGATAATCTAAAGTACTACCTCAGTTTCTTCGAGGGGTATTCTAGAGCCCATTTTGACAAGTAGCTTTGAGGAGGTGCTTCATGGATGTTGATTCTGAAGCTCTTTACCTCGACCTGCTAGAGGATCTATCTTTGTACCTTACTAAAGACCAGTATGAGCGATTGGTAATCGCTCGGTCTGCAGATTGGTACATTGATTCTTCCACAAAGCAAGTTGCATCGGTGGCCCTAGCAAACGCGTTTCTGAAGAAATTCAGAGACGATACGTCTGAGGGGGCAGATGCTGCTGCTTTATCCATGTTCGTTAGCGTTAATAACGACTGCGAACAGTGGAAGCTTCAATTGCAATCCTCAAAGGATGAAGTCTTATTTGGCGAGTTTAAGCTCGCTATTTATAACTTCTTATATCCTAAGGGGAAACCTCTGGTATCCTCGTTTGGACAGATCTTCGATCAGTCTAGACCTGGACCAGGGGCGTCTATCGGGGCAAGAGGAACTGACTTCTATACGAAGTTGTTCTCGAGCCCTTTGACGGCAACGAAGGATTTCCTCTATGACATCTATGTCAACAACCTTCTCGATACCGGACCTTGGGGGGATGCGGAAAGTTTCCGCGCCTCAAAGTTCGGGAGTGTGAAGGTAGTAGCAGGAAACCGACTTTCCTTTGTTCCGAAGAACGTTAGCATATCCCGTACCATTTGCACAGAGCCAAACCTGAATATGTTTTTTCAGTTAGGGCTCGGTGCGATTCTGGAACGACGGCTACGTCAGTCTACAAAGATTGACTTGTCCGTTCAACCAGAATGGAACCGGGAGCTCGCTAAGCTCGGTAGCCTAGATTTTAAGGAAAATAGTTCGGCTAGCCTAGATGGGCTGACCACTATAGACCTGTCTAGTGCATCCGACTCAATGTCGTTGAAGATGCTAAAGGAAGTATTGCCGAACGCCTTTTATGGCTGGCTAACGCTTCTTCGCAGTCCTTCTTCGACACTCCCAAATGGGAGCGAGCTGAAGTTGAGCATGGTCTCTACGATGGGGAATGGTTTCACCTTTCCCCTTCAGACTATGCTCTTTTCTTGTGCTGTTCTCGCCGCGGCACGATTTCGTTATCGCGTTGAACGCTTTAACGAGAAAGGTCGCGCTGGGACCTTCGGTGTCTTTGGTGATGACATTATCTGCGGCAAGTCAATTGCTGCAGACGTTTGTCACCTCCTTGGCATCTTAGGTTTCAGGGTAAATAGCGAGAAGTCCTTCTTAGAGGGACCGTTCCGCGAGTCCTGTGGTTATGATTATTTTAATGGTCATAATGTGAGAGGGGTCTATTGTAAGACCCTTCAAACAACACAGGCTCGTTATGCCCTGATAAATCAGCTTAACTTATGGACAGCGAGAAATGGAATTCCACTTCCCAAAGTCTGTAAGCGTCTCCTTGCCTCGGTCCGGTACTTACCTGTACCGGTCTGGGACAATGACGATGCTGGTATCAGAGTAACATACAAAAACCTTTCCAAAGCAAAGTGGTCTAAGCGATATCAGAGCCTAACATATAGGCGCTGGGTACCGAAGGCCGCTAAGCTGAGGATTGGGGACGGTATTGTTACTGTTCCGAAAGGTTGTAAGCCTAGGATTTATAATCCAGAAGGTTTACTTACCGCCTTTCTTCACGGCAGTATAGAACGGGGGTACATTAACGTCCGCCAAAGGACTGTTAGGTACTCCACAAAGGTTGGACACGCACCCAATTGGGATCGCGCGTCCGCACAATGGTGTGCTCCCAACTGGGATACCACACCTGTCGGGTCCGGTTTACCACCGGACATTTCTCTGTCCAACTTCGGTTGGGCAGTGGCTGCTAACGTTAGCAGCAACCTCCGACGGTAGGTAACCGTCTCCTCAG